GATCATAACGATTATAGGAATTATTCGACGACGAAACAGCCGAAGGATAAAAACGACTTTCGTAATAGGCGTCCAAGAACTCCAAATTACCGAATTTCTGCTTGAAAAAAGAAGTAGTCGACGAACCGACATAGGATACGGAATAAACGTTCTCAGAAGCATTTGACCAGTAAAACGACCAGTTAGCAGGCCATGCGAAAGAATAGACACCCCACTGCGAATACGAATAATAATTTCGGACAATGTCCCAGTACGCCAGATAGGTGTCAGCGTTGAACCAAGCCGAAGGAAGAACCGAAGAAACGAGATCATTCGAATTAGCCTGATCAACCGTCAAATTCGAAACACGGGGACGATTAATCGAACGAAGCCAAAAAAACATCGAATTCGAATAAGCCGTCGGTGTAGCGCCGAAACCAATACTCTCAGGCGAAACAATAGGGAGCCAGTTCAACGAAACACTGTTCATGTCGAACTTGCTACTATTCGTCCTCATCTCAGGGTGATACAACTGCATCGGCACCCAAAAACGATGAAGCCGTACCGTATACGGGTTGAACGTCGGCACAGCGAGGGGGTTAGAGCGAACATCAATACCTTGTTCAATAGTCACCCGGTCACGGGCGTTGATGCAATCGATGCGAACAGGGTAAAGGATTCCAGGCGTCATAGTAAACGCCTTGGACTCCGGAACGTCGTAACGAGAATAACCGTTAACAACGTGAGAAATAAAAGGTTGTTTTCCCATAAAAACTTATATTAAAGTGAGACCATACTCATCATGCCAAAACTGGATAATATTCCGATCCAACCAGGGAGGGGCCTGGATGTCCGGAATATTACCAGCGGAAGAAAATTCACGGAACTTTTTCAACTCCCATGAATATGTCTCTCGAGAGGATAAGGCGGAAGAGGGAAGCGCCATTTTAACACAGCAATCAACGATACGCTTAACCAAAGCAGAGCAGCTAAAACGTGCATAGGCATCAGCAGAGCGAATTGCACGCTTCTGCTCCTCCTTCTGTTGGAGATACCGATTATAGTAGCGAGGGATTGCATAATTATACGTGCGACCAGTGCCAAGATCGGTATAAGACCAAGTCGACACAGAAAAAGAAGGAGCACGCCTAGAGCCAAGGTAATCACCAACGCCAGCGGATACGAATTTTCTCGTATAACGCTTATGTTGGAGAAGGTGAGATAATAAAGTAGGTTTTCCATCTATAGTGACAGTTTTTCCACCGAGTTCAGCGGGATCGAACAAAATCTGCTTAACGACGTATTTAACACAGTATCTAGCACGTTTATGTGTAGCTTTCGCGAGCCATACAAAACCAAGGTCAGAAACAGCGGACCGGATTGTATTGTACAGCACATCTGTTCCGAAAAGGAATCCGTGGAAATGTAAACGCGGTTCCATACCGGTTTGAGGATGCGTGCCGAACTCTTGAAAGAAACAATGTTTAAATGAGTGTCCGATACGATGTCGCACACGTTCATTCCATTTTCGAATGAACCAAGAAGGATCTCGAAGTGCGGATTCATAATACTTTGGATTAATAGTGATAGTAATAAAAATGGCCTGCCGAGATTCAGCCTTACAGCGGGCTAATTCTCGTTCTATACGAACGAACCAGTCGTTTCGAAGACGATGCATACAATCCTCACACTTACCACAAGGAACCATAAGCCATTGACGGGAGACATCCCAAGGACGAAGAGCTAGAGCCGACTTATGGTCACAATCAACATTAAACCCTGTGCGAGGGCGAGTCTTATCGAAATAGCGACGATTACGAATCCATATAGGATGCTGGCAGGCCATAATTTAAAAAACAGATTGCAAAACGTCTATCTTGTAATGAGGATTATCTCGACGAAAGCGAACGGCGTAATCTAAAGCGTCATGATGCTCTAAAAACCAAGCAACAATAATCCTCTTACGACCACGATAGTAACCGACAGAGAAACGAAAAGGCCTGTCAACTACTACCTGAGGTCTAAAGGGGCAATAAAAAGTATCCATTAAAGAACCTTGCCACCGACAGGGCGAGTAACAACGCGGGTGCCGTTACCGCGACTCTTCTTCTTTTTTCGTGCCATCATCATTAAGTTTAAGTACAACAAAATTAGGGAAAAAATCCATACCAACAAAGGTCGAAAGCGTACAAATCGAAGAAAACAGGCAACCAAGGTTATCCAAAGTAATAAAAGCCTTACCGCCGAGCAACGAATCGTAACGAACGAGAGGTGCAGCAGCAGGGGCAAGTTTCAGAAGGACAGCTTCAATATCAGTGTCAGGAACAAACTGACCCTGAGTTTCATCAATAGCGCCGGTCTGAATGTCATAAACCGGAACCTGAGGTGCGAGAATACGTACAATAATCTGCTTCATAATTAAAAATTGATTTAGATAAAGTGTTATGCAATTTATTGAAAGTGGTAAGCAAATATCATAAAAAAGGTTTAATGTTGTACCGCAAAGATACACAAAAATCGAACGAACGAAAGTTCAAAATGAGAATAAAATTGTTACTTCCAGGAACGACCACGCAAATCTTTGCGACGAACCATAGTACCATGAATAAATTCGCCATTACGATCGTAGTGTTCCGTAGAAATCTCGGACATGTGGACAGGACCACCGGCAGCACGGGTCATAGCAGAACCAGCAGCAGCACCAACAGCGCCGGAGAAGTAGCGAAGCATGTCATAACCGAGACGATTTTTCTCATTGCGAACAGACCAGCGAGATTCGGCCTTCGAAAGATCGGCAGACGAAAGATCGAGAGAGCGAAGCTCCATAGCGATCTGTTTGCCGGTATAACGCTCGGTCTTAACAACCTTGCCTTTCTCATCATAACGAGGAACATCTACTTCGACATTCCAGTTAACATCAAACCAGTTCTGGGCATCAGCGAGACGAACGCCAGCAAGAGCGGTATTAGCCTTAAGCTCACCACCAGAGGCCATGGATTCATAAGCACGAGCAGCATCGAGAGCGATCTGAGCATCGAGAACGCGATCCATATACTCGACATTATACTTACGAAGGCCATTATATTCCTCAACGTGCTTCGAATACTGAGCAACAAGATCCTGGAACTTATAAGTAGCAGAAGTGTCGGCATAGACAGCATCGGCCTGATAAATACGAGCTAAAGCCTCATTCATATCAGCAACAGCGCGAGCATCCTGAACACCAGCCTCCTGAATCTGTTTATTAAGATTAGCGATAGACTGATAATACTCAGGAGACTGCATTTTAGCTCGAATATCACTAGCTTCGGCACGATCACGATCGGCAGCAGCACGATCACGATCAGCGGCAGCAGAAGAAGCCATAAGAGCAGAAGCGCCGCCGGTAGCGGCAGAACCAAGACCAGCTATGGGACTCGAGAAGTCCATAGAACCAGCAGAAGGACCTGAGGCACCACCAGCTGAAACACCACCGGCAGACATAGTAGCATTAACTCCAACACCAGAAGAGCCAAGAACAGCGGCAGGAGTAACACCAGCCTTCAAGTAACGCTCAAAAATCGCCGAAGGATCATTATAAGCATTCTCATAATCAAACTGCTTCTGCCAATTGGTATAATTAAGCTCAGACTGCTTCTGCAGTTGCTCGAGAGCATACTGCTGTTGAAGAGCCATCTGCTTTCGCTGATATTTCCACTGACGTTTAAGGCCAGGCTTGAAAATACCGCCAGCGACGTTACCAAGAATGGAGGAGCCGGCACCGATAAGAGCACCAGTAGTAACAGGGTCCATAGCTAAGGGCGTTTAAAATTACCAACTTGTTCATAAGTTATGGTAGTCCTTGTCGTATCTCCAGACTTGACAGAGGAAGCAGACTGGACGACATAGTGTCGCGTCGTGCACGAGCTGAGGAAAAAAGCCGCAAGGGCAGCCACGATCGACGTAACCAGCGTCCAAAACTTTTTGGAGTGTAAAACATCTTTGAAAGTCATAATTTAGAGTAATTAAAGAACGATAGAAAAATGCGCGGACACTTAGAGACGCGTTGATTACTTAAGTAACTATGCAACAGAAGATTCACTGACTCTCTTCGGTAGTCCCGCGCACGTAGCATATATTGTCTAGTAAAGAGACATCTATTTTTCTTCAAAAATGCCGAGACGTCCACGGGACACCCGTGAACCCGGGGTATTTTACGAGAAGGATATGGCCACAGGGGCCACATCCTTCAACAGCGGCCGGACAGGGCAAGGTCATTTACCTCCGCTTTCAGCGTCGGTGGTTGCAGGCTCCGCCTGCTTGCCCTTGGCCGACAACGTAGAGTCAATCAACTCCTGACCAACTTCGAGACCGTCAAACTTGTCCATACGAGAGTACGAGTTAGGATCGAAGTCGATATCGGGGTTAAACTTCTCACGCTTATCCCAATCCGACTGCTGGGCAGGGACATCGGGACGACCGGGGAGAACTTCCACGGAACCAGAACCATTCAAAACAGACTGAATACGCTCGCCACGAGAAAGATACTGAGGAGGGTCCTCAAGTAACCAAGTAAGTGCCATAATGTAAAATAATTTTATCGATTTGACAAACGAGTAGCAAAGGTTTTATTAACAAGATTCTTCTTCCTTACAGCATACGACATGTTCACGAAAAAATTATCCTCAGAATTCGATGCGAAAGGAGAATTCACCTGAGACATATCAACAAACAACGCCGGAATATAGGAGTAAGAGTACCCAGAAATACCATTTTTGGAATAAATCGAGGGGTCTCTTTGCTGAACCCAATACGAATAAAGAGGCCTTTCCGAAACAGAACCCGAGTAAACGGAAATCTGGCCGAGAACCTCATCATACGAAGATCTAAATTCATTAAAACAAGGCTCAGCGGAGACAGCGGAAGACGGGTCAAGGCCAAAATTAACACCAGAAACGTCCTGGTAGCCAATATCGTTGTAAATAGGATTGAAATAATCCGAACCCTTATAATTGAGATAATCAGGACGAACACCTGCCCAGTAATACACAGGACGAATCGACAACATGTCAATCAGATAACCGGGTTCATCAAAGTAGTACGACTGCGAACGACCGAGACGATCGTTAAAAGCAATAGCACCACCTTGCTGGCCAAGAGGATTGCCTTGACTTCCAGTAGGATAATCATCTGCAAAATTGCTCACACCAGATTGATTCATAATTACCTGCACGTTGACCGTCTGAGAAGCGGCAAAGAGTAATTTCGGACGATCAACGTGCTCAATCTTCGAAGCGAAGAACGTTTCGAGCCAGTCCGAGTAGCGGGAACCTCCGGCACCGAGAAGATCCTTATACTCCTGCAAACGAGAAGCAATAGCTAACTGGGGAATAGTTGTAACACCTGTCATCGAAACAGCGTCCGAAACACCATTAGGAAGCAAACGACTGAAACGATCCGGACTCGACGGAACGACGGCCATAGGGTGAGCAATGTTGAAGAACTGCAAATAGTGCGCAGTATTCGAACCCGAAGAAGTCGAAAATTGACCATCAGGGGCAGACGTCACGCCAGACGAAATAGGAGCCACCGGATAACCATCCGAATCACCCGAATTCGCCGAATCAAAATCACTACGAACAATCTGAAAGAAAAGATCATAACGATTATAGGAATTATTCGACGACGAAACAGCCGAAGGATAAAAACGACTTTCGTAATAGGCGTCCAAGAACTCCAAATTACCGAATTTCTGCTTGAAAAAAGAAGTAGTCGA